ATGGGCTCTATCTCGATTCGCAAGCGTAAAGACGGCTCGACGGCGTACCACGCGCAAGTCCGCATCATGCAGCAAGGCGTGACAGTTTATCAGGAAACCCAGACCTTCGACCGCAAGACCGCGGCGCAGAACTGGGTGAAGAAAATTGAGACGGAAATGGCCGCTCCTGGGGCTATCGCCAAGTCGAAGCGGGAAGGCGTGACGGTCAAGGAAATGATCGATCGCTATCTGCTGGAATATGAAAAACTCCGGCCGCTGGGCAAGACCAAGCGCGCAACGCTGAAAGCTATAGGTGAAACCTGGCTGGGTAAGCTGATGGACAAGGAGATCACCAGCCAGAAGATCGTCGAGTACGCGAACGACCGAATGCAGAAAGATGGCATTCAGGCGCAGACGGTCGGCAATGACCTGGCTCACTTCGGCGCGGTCCTGTCTGTTGCCCGTCCTGCATGGGGTTTCGACATTGACCCAATGGCAATGCCGGATGCACGCCGTGTGCTGCGCAAGATGGGTGCCGTCACTCGAAGCAAGGAGCGCAACCGCCGGCCGACCCTCGAAGAGCTCGACGCCATCCTGAAATACTTCGGGGAAATGCGCGACCGCCGCAAGCAGGAAATCGACATGGTGCGCGTCACGGCCTTCGCCTTGTTCTCGACTCGCCGCCAAGAAGAGATAACCCGAATCCGCTGGGATGCCATGGACGAGGCGCGTCAGTCGGTGTTGATCACTGACATGAAGAACCCCGGCCAGAAGTACGGCAACGACGTCTGGTGCCATGTTCCCGATGAGGCTTGGCGCATCCTGAAGTCCATGCCCAAGATTGAAGATGAGGTTTTCCCGTACAACTCCCGGTCGGTGTCTGCCTCATTCACCCGGGCATGCAACTTCCTTGAAATCGACGATCTGCATTTTCATGACCTGCGCCATGACGGCGTGAGCAGGTTGTTCGAAATGGGGTGGGATATCCCGAAAGTCGCCTCTGTATCTGGCCACCGGGATTGGAATTCGATGAGGCGCTATACGCACCTTAGGGGAAATGGCGACCCTTACAAGGATTGGCCATGGTTGGAGAATATAATAGCGGGCCCCAAGATTGAGGCCCGGAAGCGTATCAAGAAACCCGGCGCAGCTTAGCTCGGCCCATCAGCTTTTCATGCTCGGAGCGCGCCTGGCCGTGCTGGGCGTCGAGGTAGGCGGCCAAGTCGTTTAGGTGAACGCCTCGGGCTGCTTTCTGGCTGCTCTCCATGCGAACCAGTGGCAGGTCGATTTCACCCGCAGCGACCTTCATTTTCATTTTCTCCGGTGTGAGGTGGCTGAAGTAATCGGCGCACACCCGTTCAAGCGGGATGATGGCCTGGCCGCTGTACTGCGCCATCAGTAGAAATGCTGTGTTCATGTTTGCTCCGGGCCGCGCTGGGCGGCGGAAGGGGTTATTCGAAGTCTTGAAGTAGTTCCGGGCGCGTTGCCGGGATGGTCGTCAGCGTTCCCAGCTCCAGCAGCGTGAAATAGCCACTGCCATCCGGGAACCAGCCGCCCGTATCGATGTGATGAACATTGCCCAGCACCATCGGCTGACGAAGCGGTGTATGCCCCACAACCACGGCGCGCATATCGCTGACCGGCGTCATGTCGCGGTTCTCGACGCGGGACCGTGACCACATGCAGGTGTTGTGCACCAGCTTCAGCCGTTTGCGTGTCTCCGGCGATTCAAGTTCGGCCTTCAGCTCGGCCCAGGTGCCGAAAACGCAATCAGCGTGGACGATCCCGATCATGCCGCCAGCCGTCTCCACCTCGATGGCAATGGGCAGGTCATCGAACATCACCTGATAATTTTGCTGCTCGGTCAGCGGCAAGCCAACGAACCAGGTGCCACCGTTGTACATCCAGTTGTCGATGTCGCAGGTGTCGAACCGGCAGACGTAATCGTCGTGATTGCCGCGCACCGGGTGGAACCACGGTTTGTTCAGCCACTTGATCACGTCTTCGCACTCAGGCCCACGGTCCACCAGATCGCCGACGCTAAATAGCCTGTCCACGGCAGGATCAAAGCCCGCCGCATCCAGCGCTGCCTGTAACCGGGTAAAATGCCCGTGAATGTCGCCGACGGCATAATCGCGGCCAGCAGTGTTTGCGGCGAAGCGCTTCACGCGCACCACCTCGATTGTTTCGATCATGCGCAGGACCTCGCCCGCCGATCACCGGCAGGCATGTAGGGGGATGGGGTTACATGAGTTCGGCGGGTACGCTTACGGTGTTGCCTGAAAGTTTCAGCAGGACGGCACGGCATACCGCAATTGCCCGGGTATCGCCGGCTACACGCTGGAATGGGTCTCGCTTCGTATCGGCCAGCCAGTTATCTCGGTGGCCCGCCTCAACCCAGACGGCGTACTTGGCGATCAACTGATCGCACTGGGCGTCGTCCACTGGGGCTGCGCAGAAGGCTAGCTGCAGTTGGCCAGCGGCCGGCGCGACGCCTTCGATTGACTCGATGGCCCAGCCAAGTGCGGGGCCTGCCAGATCTTCGGTTCTAACGCTGACCATGTGGCTCATGGCCTTGGCCCCTTGTAGATGAACACGTAGGCGAGCCGGAGGGTGGCGATCATGGCGCCACCCCGTCTTCAGCCTTCAGTTCTGCGGCGAGTTCGGCAGCCAGGCCAACCGGCCACCAGTAGCGCGCACGCTGATATTCCGGGTAGGTCTCTTCTCGAATCACCAGCCCCTTTCGCTGCAGGGCTTTGAAGATGCTCAGCACTGACGGCGCAGAGGTGCCCAGGCGGTGCGCTACCTGATAACTCAGGCAGCCCATTCCGAAGACGCAGGCCACGTCACCAAGAGCGATCTTTCGGAGGTCTTCCTGGTGCAGATACGCTTGCTTATCAAGATATTTGTAGGCGTTTTGGCGCCCGATCTTGCGCAGCTCATCGAAGACCAGCTGCTGTTTTTCCGTGAGCTTCACCGTTTTCATGGGCGACTTCGTCCTTGCCGCTATAGCGGCTGACTTTGAAGGGGGGGGGGTTACAGGTTTTGCGGCTGGAGTACGGATGTACTCCTATCGGGATTTGGCGGCACGCTTGCGGAACTCGTAAACCATACCGCGCAGATCCACAATAGCTTCCTGCAGGTCACCGCGGGCGGAGTCGATATTCTCCAGCAGCTCACCTTCGCCATCGTCACCGCCTTCATCGACGGCAAATATGGCCAGCCCATACGCCTGGAACTTGGCCATAACGTCATCGGCTGACTTTGCCATGTACTCAGCATGCTCGATGGCGTAGTCCTTGGGTGAGCGCACAGGTATCACCACCGCTACCGGCGCGGGCTGCTCGGCGTAGAGCGCAGTTACTCGCTTGTCCTTGTAGCTTGCGTATTCGGTGGCGTCCTCCAGCCGCAGAAATGGAACACCAGAACCAAGCCACGCCACCGGCTCACCCTGGGGCTGGGCGGGCTGCACACGTCGATTCCAGTCCTCTGCCTTTAGGTGGGCACTACAAGACCGGCATTCAACGCAAGGCATCGGGCTTAGGTCGTTGTGTACGTAGTGATCGTGGGTTCCATATGGATCCCCGCCGCAGAACGGGCACGGTAGAAGCGGCACGCCGTCAATCGTTTGGTCGGTGGTCATGGCTTGGCTGGCTCCTTAATCGTCAGCTGGATGCTCTCGAAACTTTCGATGTTGATGCAGTCATCAAGGTCGATAGTGCACTCAAGATTTTCCTGGCTATCCATTAGTTCTTGAATTTCCTGCGGATCAACACCGGATACAGTCTTGCGAAATTTAACGCGGGCGTACCCGTGAATTACGATGGTTGGCATAAATCACCTCAGCAAATCAGTTGTGCCAGTGCCAGCAGGCACCAGCAGTAGGCGGGGAGTTGGGCTTTCATGGCTTCTTCTCGTAACGGGCGATCATGTCAGCCAAGCTGATGCTCTGGCCCTGTTTGGTATTGACTCGAACGAATACCTTTTTAAAGTCCTCGCGATCTTCTTCAAGGGTGGTGTCATCGCCAACACCCTCTGCTGGCTTGAGTGCGGCGCGCATTCGGGCGCGTAACCTCAGAACAGCGTCTAAGTCCAGCGGCTCACGCCCTACAGCATCCAGCACCTCGCCGACCAACCCCTCCAGCACATCCGCCCGCTCATCCGCTGCGGTCAGGCGCTGTTGCAGCTCATTCTCCCGGCGTTCAGCGGCAACGCAGCGTTCGGCCGCATCTAGAAACAGGCGGGTAGCCTCATCAAAGGCGGAAGCCATCACAACATCAGGCCCGTGTGGGTCGTAGCCAATCGTCGCGCCGGAGGCTGAAAGCATCGTGACTACTTGATATCGATGAACCTCGCTCATACAGCCTCCCTCGTTACCAGATCATGGGCATTCACAACCGTCATGCCGGAGAACTCTTCGGCAGTAGGCAAGTCTTCAAGGCAGCCGAATATCGGCATTCCCAGCTCGCGGGCCCGATGCACCTCGCCCAGCGTGCCGGCGCTGTACCGCCAACCATCAATCAGAACAACTGCGTCGCATCGCTCCATCAGAGCCAGTGTGCCGTCTAGGAAGAACTGGTCCTGATCGGGTAGCTCGTCATCGAAGTGAGCGGTATTAGTGTGTGGGCAGATTGGAAACCAGCCCAAACGCGCCGTGGAAACGGCTACGGACCTCGCTGCCGCTATGTTGTCAGCAATCTTTTCCCGGCTGGCCGCCCGGTATGGGCCAGCCACATACACGACAGGTATTTTGCTGCGCATGGTCACCGGGTTGCGGCCGTGGTTGCCGTGGTACTTGTGCTGTAATTCGAACGATTTCCGCGCCGCTGCGGCCTCAAACAGAGACTCGAATCTTCCGAGGAAAATCTGCCTGTTGTTTTGATAGGCGTATGCCTTCCAGCTCGAGCGCTCATCCCAGGAAACGCCGCGAACACCGGTCAGGTTCCCGCTATTGAGTTTTTGATTCCTGGCGTTTTCCAAGTAGGTGGCGGGCCTGAGATTGCTCCACCGGTTGTCCGCGCGATCGCCATTTATGTGATCAACCAGGTCAGGAGGAAACTCACCGACCATAAACAGGAATGCGAGTCGATGTAGGTAGTAGGGCTTTTTGTCGATTACCACCTTCAAATAGCCCTTCCGGTCTTTGGTGTTCGCCGCGGTACCGGCGGCAGTTCGACTGCGGCCAATAACCCAGGTAAACACGCCGGTGACCGGGTTGTAATGCAGCAGCTCTTTCAGCTTTGCCTGAGATATGGACATTACGAGTTCCTGCCGGGCCATGCCCAGGCGGTGGAGTGGGGGAGTTATCGCGAAAGCTCTTTGGCGCGCTTCTTCGACCAGGCCAGCACATCGAGAACCACGCTCTTACTGAACATGCTGCGCTGGCGGTAGTAGTCGACTGAGTCGCGGGCCACGCTGAAACAAATGCCCTCGGCAAACTTCAGCTTTCGCAATTCGTCGTGCACGTTCTTCTCGATGAACTCATGGGGGGTCATAGGGCCACCCATTCGTTCTTGCCGTCGTAGTAGCCATGCCACTCGCCAAGCTTGAACACCAGCGTTCCGGGCGCGCAGAGCCAGGCCCTATTGATTGGCCCGCCAGTCAGTGCAAAGTGCGACTTGAGTGCGCTCAGTACACGGCGACGAATGCGCCGACGGGATAGGTCAGCCCGCTTGATGCGTAGGGGGGGGGTAGACATTGCGTTATCTCCGAAGCAGGCGCACTTCTCCGATACCGGATGAGGTGGCGCAGATGAGTTAAGTGGGGTATTACGGGTGACCGGCGAGTGCCAGTTATTCGTCGTGACAGATGCGCAGGGTCTTGCGCTTGAATTCAGCGTCAAGCAGTCGAGCGTATCGATCTGGCATCACATACTTTTCGCGGGGCGGCGCCGTCAGGAATGGCATACATTGCACTGGACCGCACTCATGTAAGGCCTGAATCGCCAGCCGCATCGCCGCGCATTCATCCTTCGCGCCCGACCACTCGACCAGCAGCGCTAGTGCGTTTCGTGTCCCTTGCCTGATGCGGAAGCGGATCATCTCGCCGCCCGTGATCGGCGCCACGTTTTCGTGATAATCCAAAACCGGGCGCGAGCAGAGGAATCGAATCACACCGTCACGGCCAAGGTCTTGAATGTGGTGGATCATCAACGTCAGAGCCTCGCCTTGCTCCTCGATTCCAGCCCACTCCATCAGCTCAGCCAGTGCCTGCCGTGTGCCTGGCCTGACCCGAAGCCGCAATTCCTCTTCGTTGGCTGCGATGCGCTTCTCTGCGCACTTGGCCGAACGCTGCGTTCCAGTCTTGGCAGCCATAAGTCACCCATTCCAGCGTGTGCGAAGCTGAACGATGTCGCGAATCGTCGACGCCCCGCAGTTGAATATCTCCCCGAGTAGCCCGTAGCCAAGCCCGCCGCGAGCATACAGCGCTCGTATTTCGGCAACCTGTTCAGTGGTCAGCCTTGCCTTGGGATGGCTCGGCCCGCAGCGGTGGTGAGTGTGGTTTCTGGTAATCGCGGCTTGTGTCTGCATTGGATAGCCCGCTCGGTGGGATGTTGAGTTGTTCGGCCCGCCGTCGCTGGCGGACCTTTGCTTGGAGTCGACGCAAATCAGGCAGCTCGGAAAGGTTGAGTTTTCAGCCCTTCAACTTGGCGCTCAAGGTTGCGGATGGTCTTCTCGCCGCGCTCGCGATCAGGGCCGATCCACTTGGCCGAAGCTGCGCGAAGTCGTTCCAGGCTTTCACGCAGATGGTGAAGGTGTATCTGGCGGTTCTGGTGGACGATCAGGGTGATGGTCATGGTCAGGCTCCGGCGAGGTAGGGCACAGGAATAAAGGGAATATCGCCGTCAAAGCTGTCTGGCGGCGCGCCTTGCTGATTCTGCTGCGGTGCCGCCTGCTGCGCCCGAGGTGCTGGCTGCTGTCTTGCCGCGCCTGCCTGCGGATTAGCCTGTCGCTGCTGGCCGTCCAGCGGCTTACCACCCAACAACTGCATGGTGCCCTGCATATCCACGACGATTTCCGTGGTGTAACGCTTGATACCGTCCTTCTCCCATTCGCGGGTCTGCAGCTTGCCCTCGATGTAGACCTGAGAACCCTTGCGCAGGTACTCCCCGGCAATTTCAGCGACCTTGCCGAACAGCGACACGCGATGCCATTCGGTTTTCTCGACCTTCTGGCCGCTCTGCTTGTCCGTCCATTGCTCGCTGGTGGCCAGGCTCAGGTTCGTGACCGCGTTTCCGTTTGGAAGGTAGCGAACATCAGGATCCTGCCCGCACGTACCCACCAAAATGACTTTGTTAACGCCACGGCTCATGCTGCTTTCCTCATCAGGCGAAGGACCATTTCATCGACGCCAGACAAGAAGTCGACAACCTCGGCCTCGTAATCGGCAATTGCTTTTTCGTCACGCTCTACACGGTGAATGAAGAGCTGCAGGTGTTCAGGCATGCGAGGGTCGAATGACACGAAGTCTGCGAACTCTGCATCGGTAGCCCAGAGGTTGTGCAGGATTTGAGGAGCGTGTTCTGGCGGAAGTCGATCGGCTTCGAGGTAGCCGAGGTGGGTTGAGCTTTTCGGGCACTTTGCCTCCCAGACCCCTTTTCGGCCCTCAAACTCAATGAAGCCATCAACGCTGCACCCGGCCATAAAGTCGGTAAGGCAGATGAATCCGCATTCCTGAACGATCAGGCCGGTTTTCTCTTCGTAAGCCATGCGGGCAAACGGCTCTTGCTCGGTACCCCACATCATTTCCTTGCTGACGAAGAAGTCATCGGCAGGCATCCCGGTCAGGCGCTCCAGGCCAAGCTGGATGCGGTAATCGCGCCGTGCCGCTGCTTCGCCTGACTTGATTGCGGCAAGAATGTCTTTGGCGCGGGATCCGGTAGCACGGCCAGCGCGGTCCTGCTTCCACTCAAGCGTGCCCTGGGCGTGGTTTGAAATGGTGGATTTCATTCTGGAACCTCCTCGAATTCAACTTCTTCAGCATCTGGCGCTGGATCTGGCTCTGCTTTAGGTGCAGCCGCTTTCAATGATTCGCCGCGCGCACCGACCGCAGACTTGAATGCGTTGTAAGCGGTCATGTCTTTGAGGCCTTGGATTTCCTTGACCCCGGATTTCCAGACTTCTGTGAGTGCGTCTGGCGTTGCAGCGGCATTGGCCAGCTCAACCCATTTCAGTGCCAGCTCAGGATTGGTTGTTGTCTGGCTGGCCTGATGAGCACTCTCTTGCGGCCGTAACTCTTCGGGAAGGTCTTCAATGTCCTGCGTGAATATGTCCGAAGCGGCAGTGACGTTGAGTGTCATTGCGATCATGGCGCGCTTGCAGGCCATTTTGAGGATGGTGTTGGCCAGGTCTGCTGGTTCGGTGCGGATCTGGTCGGCCGTATTGCCGTTTTTGTAGTATTTCTTACGGCGCAGATTCTCCGGAGTGGCGTCCAATTCCGCTTTGCAGATGACGCTGCGCCACTTGTACTTCTCTTCGCTGGACGAGCATTCGCCTACGCCTTCGCCGAGGGCGACGCCGGTCATCTGGTGACGACCAACACAAGTGACCCGGTAGCGTGCTACGGCTGGGCCGGATAGATCTTCAATTCGGTATTCCTGCGCAACCCGGAACGTCACACAGAGCACCTCTGCACCCGGCTTGTACAGGGTTGGCTTCTGGGTGCCTGGGATGGTGCCGTAGTGCGTTTCCCGCTTCATGATGCCTTGCATCACTTCCTGTACCAGGTTTACTCGCTGGCGAATTTCAACTGCCGAGAAGCGATGCACCTCTGCAGCGGTTAGGCCGGCACTTTCACGCGTTGGCATTTGGATGATTTCGTTCATGACGACCTCAGTAAGTGATGGCGATGGCTGGAATCTTGCGCTGAGCAATCAAGGTGACTGCCTGTTTCGCGCATTCCACGGGCATACCGCCGGCGATAAATGCGTCCAGCGCGGCGCGGTTGATCTTTGCTTTGTGCGCCTTGTCCGCCTCCCGCGCGGCGGCTTGGCGGTTGATCTCGTCGGCAGCGGCATTTGCCCGAGCGATCTCTGCGAGTCTCGCTCGCTCAGCGGCTTCGGCTTGGCGGCGGTCCGAGTTAATGCGCTCTTGTTCTGCACGCTGTTCAGCAGCGACTCGGTCGGCTTCGGCCTGAGCTATCGCTTGCTTATGTCGCAGCTCGTCGTCGATCTTCTGTTGCGCGGCGCGCTGCTCCGACTCGATCTTTTCCCGCGCTGCCTGGGCGGCGGCGCGCTCCGATTGCTCAGCAGCCAGCTTCAATTCCAGCTCCCGGCGATCAGCGGCGGCTTTTGCTTCGGCTTCACGCTTGGCTGCGGCATCACGTTCTGCCTGTGCACGCTGCTCGGCTTCGCGGCGGGCGCGCTCCTCAGCTTCCCGGGCGATTTGGGCGTCACGCTCGCGCTGGGCCTGAGCTTCAGCTTCGGCACGAAGGCGTACCAGCTCTGCCTGTTGGGCTTCGTACTGCTGGCGAGCAGCAAGAGCGGCACGCAGCTTGGTCAGCGCCGACTCTTTAGTCTGTGCGGCATCGGCTTTGAACTCTTCCCAGTGGTCGCCCATATGAATCGCTTCGACCGACGCGATGGATTCCAGCAAGACGACGGCGCTGACGTCGGCGAGATCCAGGCAGAAATCATTGATGGCCTGAACAGCATCAACATGCTTGTCTTTTCGGGCCTGCTCGGCGGCTTCCCACTCGGTCAGCGGCTGGCGTACTTGGTCACGCAAAGTGTTCATGGTGGTCACAAATTCGCGCAACTCGTCCTCGACCACTTTGGGCAGTGATTTGATATGACGCAGATAGTCGCGCCCCGGCTTTTCGACCGCCGCCTTACGCTTGCTAACCGTGGCCGAAAGGCTCGCGATTCGATCTCGACCTTTCTTGGTTGTCAGGTCTGGGATCTCGGCGCAAACCTCGTCTTTTACAGCATCGATGAATCGCGACAGGCCGCCAGCCACGAAAATGGTAGGAGCGTTCTCTTCGCTGATGTCATCGATGGTGATGAGCTGCTGTTCTGCGGACATGAGGAATCCTTGCCGCGATGCACGCAGCGATTGAAGGTGTTGGTTATTGAGCCTTGGCGAACGCCTGGGCCATTGCTGTCTGAGGCGATGACTGCTCGACGACCTTTTCAGCCGCTAGGCATTCGGCATGATCGAACCACCCAAAGTGGCAGACGCCGACGTCGATGTTCATTTGGCTGGCGAGCCATTGGTAGGCTCCGGTTCGACTCATGCCGGCTTTCTTCATGTAGTCGTGAAAAACAGCCTTCGTCCGGTTGCGCACGGCCCGTAGCTTGTCATCGGCTAACGTTCCCAGCGGAATATCAGTGTCAGGGTGGAGACCTACATAGGCCCTGCACCCTTGGCAGAGGTAGGCGTAAGGCCAATCCCCATAGCTGCGGCCGTTGTAGATTTCTGAGTTGCACACCAGGTTGACCTCATCACCGCAATAGCGGCAATCGGTCGGCGCAGGGATTGGATTCTTCACGCGTTTGAGTGCGCGGCGGCTGATGTGGGGCAGCGGTGCAGGCGCAGCAATGCGCTCGGGGGCGTTCGCCCGAGGATCGAGAGACATAATGGGTTACCTATTGAGTGATTCGATCAGCGAGCGCGCCGAGCAACATCAGGAAGGTGCAGACGGCGAGGGCAGAGAAAGAGCCGCGCCAGATGAGCATGCGCCGGGTGCGCTGGTGGGCGGTCATGGCGATGGCTGC